ACCTCCTCAATAAGAGGATTTACTTCCCTCGATATAGAAGCCAAGGTAGCTTTCGCTTCATCGACCAGGCGCCCTAATCTCACTATTAAGTAAGCAATAGAAAGAGCGATTACCGCAAGCGCGCTTGCTGCAATTATTGTTGCAATTCCACCTGGACCCATATAAATATCCTACCTGACCCGCCCCGTTGAAATCTGGAAATTAGCCCCAGTCCTAGGCGTTATCCGCGTGAAACCTTGGAATTTCCACTCTTGGTTTTTGATGTTCTTGATGGGCGGCAAGTGCGGCTTGATGATAGTTTTCAATCAACGCAATGTTCTCGGCCTTTTGGTAAGGCGATCCATCTACCAACGGTCCATGTGATCCGGTCATTACGGCTGTTACATCCTCGCCTGAAATTGTTTTATAGATTTCAAGGGCATGGGCAAGTGAAAGTACTTTCGAGCGGTTTTCTTTCAAGATCTCTTCTGCTCTAGATAACAAGGTGGTTAAGTTGTTTTCAATCCGATCCGCTAAAGCTATTCGTGGATTCGCTGCAGATTCATCCTTACCTTTATTTCCTCCAGGTGCACCAACTTCATTTCGCCGATTGGAAGCATGAGAGGAAATTGTTGAACCCATCCCCCAATGACCTTCCATGAAACTCGCAATCGTGGTGGCACTTTCCAAATCTCCAGAAACACCGGAAGAGTTATCTCCGGCAAAGAACATTCTTTCACCAGCAAGTGATGCAAGCGAGACCAAAATATCCGCTTCGTATTCCGTACGCCAACGAGTAAATTGATCATCTGGTGGAATACTCGCAACCATACCTAGATAATCCGAACCCTTTTCAATCGTTGCCAGATCAATAGACATGTGGGCGCGAACCAAATAGGCCATGACGCCATGACAAGCTTCATGTACCGCAACAGCATGACGTTCGCGCTCTATATATTCAACATCTTCCGCCGGTCCAAGGTCCTTCAATTGCTTGGCTTTAATAACGTCGGTCCAAGTAATTGAAGTTCGACCGTTACGAATCGCCATAATCAAGGCCTCGTTGATCGTATCTTTGATTGTTGCGCCCGTCGCATAAGGAGTGATCGTTGCCAACTTATCAATCTCCTCCGAGGTTAACGAATGAGAAACTTTCGCGAGATAACCCTCGTAAGTTCTAATTCGACCGGCCTTGCTTGGATAACCAACGCGATACATTCGATCGATTCGACCTGGACGTAAGAGCGCTTCATCCAGCGCTTCCGGCATGTTCGTTGCCATCACAACCAGAATTCGATACTTCGGTGGATTCTTAGGACGCATTCCTAAGGTTCGGCGAACAACTCTGTTAAAAAATCCTCGCGGTTTCTTCAAACCTGATAACTCGGTAAGTAGCGCTTGAAGTGTTCCCATTCCGCCGCCACCAGCACCCATCGCACTATTAGCTACAAAGCTCTCTCTAAAGAGCAAACTCTTAGTGTTTTCAGATAGATACTCGCCGCCGTGACAATTTGTTCCATATGCGGCGCTCTGCGAGATTGTCATACGTCCGGCTGAAGTTCCGCCTACCGCTATTCCGCGATTTCCAAGTGAATCTGCCTCGTCGAAAAAGACAACAACGCCACCGTAACGCAACGCTAATTTACGTAGTTTTCTAAAAAGTGATTTAACTTTTAAAACACCAACGCCAAAGAACATATTGTTAAATGCACCTGGATCAACAAATACGAACGGCTTTCCGGTTTCTCCGGCCATTGATTCAGCCATGAGAGTTTTTCCGGTTCCAGGAGGGCCCCAAAGCAAAATTCCACCTGGAACATATCCACCGTGTTCTTCAATTGTTTCCGGTGACTCCAAGAACATTAAATTTTCGCGAATTCTCGCCAATACATGGTCTTGTCCCCATACATCGGAAAATCTGGTTCGAATATCATCAGGAAAATAGGTATCGATTCCGCCGCGGCTTAAGAACCAAAACATCGCAAAAAATTGGATAAGAATAAAAACCACCGCGAATGCAAGTTGTCCAAGCGTTGGAAGCGCGCTCCATAGCGCCTTAGGTGCAAGGAAGAGCGCTTTAACCGGCGTCTCCTTATAGATAGCTCCGAGAACTACCGCCAAAAGAACTACTAAAAGTGCGCCCTTGATAACCCGACTTAAGCGGTAGCGATTCCAATCACTTATCTTGTGAATTAACTTGTCGGCCGAAGAAAAATATCGCTGCCAAAAGCCATGATAAGGCGCAAGAATCTCAGACAAAGCAAAGTGAAGTTGGCGAACAATTTCAATTCCGAAGAGAAGAAATAGCCACCAACGCGTCTTGGAAATCTGGATTAAGCCGTCGCTAAATGAAAGAAGTGGGTTATCGGCAAGCGCCGCCCAGACAAGGACTAGATATACCGCCGCAAAGAGAATCAGGAATTTGGTTCGGTCGAATGCCGACAAGTGAACTCGTACTTTTCGATCACTATCTCTGAGTCGATTTTGATCGGTCATTGGATTCCCTTTACTGTGAAGGAGTGCGCTAGTTTGCTAATTAAGGCTGAATTCTTTTCATAATAATCTGTTCGAGCACGAATTAAGAGGACATAGATCGCGCTTCTGTCGGTCGAAACTATCGCCGTTTGATCGATCGTTTGCGAAATTCCGTCGCTACCTCTTGCTTTGAAGATCGTTTCAACTCCCCGGCCGCCTGATTGGACCACTTCCAAATCATCAAGAAGTTCAAAGGCAGATGAGGTGACCGGCGCATTTATCCAAGTGGTAACCGGAAAAACTAGATCACGAAGCCAGTTGTAAGAGACGGCATTCATCTCATCCCCAGTAAGGCCTCTTACTCTTGCGTAGGCAATTACTGAGGAGGGAGCATTTAAAGATAAAACGTCGTTCGCTGTGATGTGATTTGGTGAGTACGCAGATTCGTACATAACCGCTTGAAGCCTGGTCTGTGTAGTTGCACTCTTAGAAGTTGCTTGTAGGTCATGCAGTTGTTTTTGTGAAACATTTTGCCAACCATTAGGAACTGTGAAATAGACGCCAGCCTTCTTATCCCCGGCGTAAATTTTGGATTGTGAGCAAGCGGTTAGTCCGAGAATGGAAGTTCCAAGGAGGAAAATCGCAACTAATTTTCGGAACATAGTTGCCGATTCTGCCTCATTTACTTGGATTTAGCAGTCTCCAATTTTGCCTTTTCCGGATCGAAATCGACAGCAGCTTCTTTTCGTTGCGCCGCAGTGATTGGTGTTGGAGCTCCAGTTAATGGATCACCGCCACTGGCTGTCTTAGGAAAGGCAATAACTTCTCGAATTGAATCCGCCCCTGCAAGTAAGGCGCATAGACGATCAAGACCAAGGGCGATTCCACCATGTGGTGGCGGACCATAATTGAAAGCTTCAAGCAAAAAGCCGAATTTACTTTCGGCTTCGGCCTTGCTCAATCCAATAGTGTCAAAAACTCGTGACTGAACATTTCGATCATGGATACGAATTGACCCACCGCCAAGCTCGGTTCCATTCAAGACGATGTCATACGCATAAGCCAGGGCCGATGTTGGGTCCTTGTCGAAAGTATCTAAGAATTCTGGCTTTGGTCCGGTGAATGGATGGTGTACTGCCGTCCAACCACTTTCTGGATTTGAACTATCAACTTGTTCAAACATTGGCGCATCAACTACCCAAAGGAATTTCCATTCCCCATCTGGAATTAGATTGCAACGCTTGCCGATTTCAAGGCGTACCGCTCCTAGAAGATTGAGCGAACTGATTCGATCACCCGCAGCAAAAAATATGGCATCTCCTGGTTTTGCTCCCATGTGCGATGCAATGTTTGCTGACTCGGTTTCCGATAAATTCTTTGCGACCGGTCCTGCTAGCGTTCCGTCACCTTCAACCAAAATATAAGCCAGTCCCTTAGCGCCACGAGCTTTAGCCCAATCTTGCCAAGCGTCTAGTTCACGACGCGGTGAAGATGCGCCGCCAGGCATAACAACTCCCCCGACATAAGCAGCTTGGAAAACTCGGAAAGTGGTCTCCTTGAAGAATTCCGTGGCATCAACTAGTTCATTTCCAAAACGCATATCTGGCTTATCAGAACCAAAGCGACGCATTGCCTCCCAATAGGTCATACGCAAAATTGGTTGAGGGATATCGTAATTTGCTACCTTTTTAAAGACCGAAGTCAGAATTTTTTCTGCAACTTTCAAAATGTCTTCTTGATCAATAAAGGACATCTCAATATCTAATTGGGTGAATTCTGGTTGACGATCTGCTCGGAAATCTTCATCGCGGAAGCAGCGCGCAATTTGGTAGTACTTTTCCATTCCGGCAACCATCAAAAGTTGTTTAAAGAGTTGTGGTGATTGCGGCAAGGCATACCAACTACCAGGCTGTAGACGAACTGGGACCAGGAAGTCTCGCGCACCTTCCGGCGTTGAACGAGTTAGATATGGAGTCTCGATTTCAAGAAATTCTTCTTCATCCATAACAGAACGAATTACCGAGGTTACCTTTGAACGCAACCGAAGGTTCTTGGCTGGACCTTCGCGGCGCAAGTCCAAGTAACGATATTTCAATCGAATTTCTTCACTGATTGTAGAGAGATCACCGCTATCAACTGGGAAAGGAAGTGGCGCTGCTTCGCTAAGCACTTCGAGTTTTTCACACACAACTTCGATCTCGCCAGTAGAAATATTTTTATTTTCATTGCCCGCCGGGCGAAGTCGAACCGTGCCCGTAATTAGCAAACACCACTCGGCGCGTAGCGAACCAGCCAAAGCCTCGTCGTTGATTACAACTTGGCTGACGCCACTAGCGTCGCGGAAATCAATGAAGGCAACTCCCCCGTGATCTCGACGCCTTGCAACCCAGCCGGCGAGAGTGACGCTTTGGCCTTCGTTTGCCTTTGTAAGTTCTCCGGCGCCGTGGGTGCGAATCATTTTTTTACCTCGTTAAGATTTTTCAGATAAGTGATCAGTTCGGCAATTCTAACTTCTTTTACTTCACCAGATTTCATCTCTTTTAAGGAGATAGCTCCGGAACTAATTTCTCCGTCCCCAATTACGGCGGAATACTTCGCCCCGCTCTTGTCCGCAGCCTTCATGCCGCCTTTAAGGGCTCGATCCCCATAAGCCATATCGCTACGAATACCAGCCGCACGGAGATCATTCAGTAGTGCGATTGAGAAATCTTTTGACGAGGTCCCCAGAGGTACTAAGAAAATATCTAAAGTTGAGACCGCTTCATCTTGCGAAAGTAAACCTTCCGCTTCGCAAGCCAGCAGAATTCGATCAACACCCAGGCCAAAGCCAATTCCAGAAAGATCCGAGCCGCCGAGTTCAGACATCAAGCCGTCGTATCGACCCCCGCCGCCTATGCCCGACTGAGCCCCAAGCTTTTCATGGACAAATTCAAATGTTGTTCCGGTGTAGTAATCCAAACCACGAACCATTCGCGGATTGATGTTGTAAGAAATATCTAATTGATCAAGATACTTCTTTACTTGTTCGAAATGGCTCGCACTTTCAGGAGTTAAATAATCAAGCAAAATCGGCGCACTCTGCATCGCCTTTGAAATTTCCGGACGCTTATCATCAAAAAGTCGGAGTGGATTGAGTTTGGTGCGCTCTTTTGTCGCTTCATCTAAATCCATTTTCGCGATAAATTCGACTAAATCTTTTCGATGCGCCGCCCGGCTTTGCGAATCACCAAGAGAGGTTATATCTAAGCGATAATCTTCTAACCCAAGGGCTTTGAAGGCACGACTTGCTACAGCAATTACTTCGACATCAACTTCTGGTTGGGAGGAACCAATAGCTTCAATACCAACTTGGTAGAACTGGCGGTACCTTCCGGCTTGTGGTCTTTCGGCGCGAAAGAAGGCACCGGAATACCAAATTTTTACCGGGAGTTGTCCTTTATCAAGGTTATGTTCGATTACCGAACGCATCACTCCAGCAGTACCTTCGGGTCGAAGGGTGATTGATCTGCCACCACGATCTTCAAAGGTATACATCTCCTTTGAAACTACATCAGTCGATTCGCCAACGCCTCTGCGAAAAAGTTCGGTATCCTCGAAAACCGGCAGTTCGATTAATTGATAGCCAGAATTTTGTGCCTCGGAGATTAAAGTATTGCGAACATATTCAAAATTCTGAGAGCGAGGTGGGAAGTATTCACTTACTCCTTTTGGAGCTTGGAACTTACTCACTTCACACCCCCTGCTTTCTGGATACCGATCTTGCGATTTCGACTAAGAACCACAATTAAATTCCTGACCCCGAGAGAAAATCTTCTTGTAGGTAAGGATTGTTCTTTCGCTCTCGCCCAATTGTAGTTTGTGCCCCATGTCCAGGAAGGACAATTAATTCATCCGAGAGTGGCAAAATTTCATTACGTAGAGTCTTAATCATTTCACTCGGCGAGGCAGTAGGCATATCGGTTCTTCCGATCGCCCCAGCGAAGAGGACGTCGCCCGATATGAGAAATTCATCATTAACAGTAAAGATCGTTGAGCCAGCGGTGTGGCCAGGTGCGTGAGTTATCCGAAGGTCAAAACCCGCAATATTGAAAGTGTCCCCAGTATCAACTTCGCGAACATCTTCTGGTTCTTCAAAAATGGTAACGCCAAATTGCTCCATGAGTTGCGCGGTTACGCCACCGGCTTGAAGCGCTTTAAAAGGATCCTTCAATAACTTTCGATCAATCGTGTGAATAAAAGTTGGAACGCGATACTCATTGGCAAATGGCAGAACCGAAAAGGTGTGGTCGAGGTGCCCATGAGTCACCAAGGTCGCCATTGGTTTTAAGTTGTGCTTTCCAATGACTTCCTTTATTTGCTTGACCAGATTTGGTTGGGCCAATCCTGGATCCACAATGAAGCATTCGGAATTCTTGCTTGGAGCGAAGACCCAACAATTTGTCTCAAAATATGGGGCGACAATAGACTCCAAAATCATTTGAAATCTCCCCCAAGAAACCATTTGAGCGTTGAATTTAGGCTCAACACCTGA